CCTCAGTGCTCCAGGTGGTCCACAACGCCAGATGCTTATTGCATCTCCACGTCTTTATAAGACACTACACGCAGCGCACTTTTCACCTGCAGGCCCACTAACAAAAAACTACTGGGCAGTAAGTCGCACAGGAAAGATGCAGCAAACTGTTTATCACTTAACCCCAATCAAAGGCCGTGACCTCATGGAGGACTGGCAGATTGATGAAGCTGAAGTTGAGAAAGTAATTGCAGACATGAAGCCTTACGAACGCTCTGTAATCAAAGAGCACACTTGGGCTGAACTTGATGAAATTGCAAACTCACTACTAGGCTAAACTCAGAACACCGTAGGGCCTAGCCGCCATCCCCTCTGCTAGGCTCTACGGTCCTAACCGGGGATAATGATGAATATAATTACAACACCTGAACAACTAAAAGATTTAGTCGAGTATTACTCGAAGCAAGACGCGTTTGCTTTTGACGTGGAAACTGTAGGAGACCGAAGAGGAGTACCAGTAGTAAATGAAGTTCTTTGGATTTCTATGGCTACGCATGGTCGAGGCGATGTCATTCCGCTTGGCCATCCTAATGGCACATTTAATGAAGAGACATTTCCGCTTACTGGACAAGGGGAGAAACGTGTCCTCGCTGGGTTACCGGCTAGAGAGTCGGATTATTCTAGGGACAAGAAGAAAGCTGTTAAAACATTTGGGCCACCACCTCAACAGCTATACCCTGCGGAAGTTTTTGAAGCCTTAAAGCCGTTGATGTTCAACCCCGACATCTTAAAGATCGGGCACAACTTAGTCTTTGATTTATCGTCAGTAACCAAGTACTTCAAAGAGACCCCATGCCAACCTTACTTTGACACGATGATTGCCTCGTTTATCTATGACAACCGCAACAAGAACAAGTGCGGTTTAGATGATTGTCTTAAGCGCGAACTAGGCTATGAGATGATTAAAGGCATAGGTTATGAGGTAGAGAAGTACTCCTTTGAAGAAGTTGCTAAGTACGCATACCTTGACGCTCGTTACACATTCCTTCTTTGGAAGGCATTGATACCAAAGCTTGATGCAGCCGACCTTAATAACATTATGAAGCTTGAGATGGATGTCCTTGAGGTTCTTGTTAGCATGAAGTTAACTGGAGCACCTATTGACAGAGGACAGCTCACAGCTTTACACGCAAGGCTAGAAGAGGACGTAGAGAAAGCTCGTGCCGATATCTACCGCGTGGCTGGTCGCGTGTTTAACATTAACTCCAACCAAGAGAAGCAGTACTTACTCTATTCATCTAAGGGTGACGGGGGCAGAGGCCTTAAGCCTAAGATCCTTACAGGCAAGGGCGGTAAGAACGAAGAGGCCGGTAAGGATTTAGAGTACACAGACTTCTCAGTATCCTCAGAGGCGTTAGAGCCTTATCGAGAGAAAGACCCATTAGTTAAAGCTTTACTTGAGTATGCTGACTTAAATAAATTGATGACTACTTATGTTGTTCCTTACCTAGGCGGTGATGTAGTGCGCACAGTTGGCGGTAAGTCAAAGGTTGAGTACAAAGAGAGCCTATTAATTAACGACAGAATCCATTGCGATTTCATTCAGCATGGTGCTGAGACTGGGCGATTTTCTAGCCGTAACCCTAACTTGCAGAACGTCCCCGCCCCTCATACCGTGCACGGTAAAGAGATTCGTAATCTTTTCTACGCTCCACCGGGATATAAGTTAGTCGTAGCAGACTACTCACAGATTGAGCCACGCATTATCGCGTCTATGTCTCGTGACCCAATTATGATTAAGAACTACCTTGACGGTGGCGACATCTACACAACCGTGGGTGACACTATGGGAGTAGACCGTAAAGCTGGCAAGGTTTTGGTGCTTGCTATGGCTTACGGAGTAGGCCCTGACAAGATTGCTAGACAAATTGGTTGTACTATCACTGATGCTAAAGACCTGTTGGGTCGATTTGCGGCTAAGTTCCCTTCGGTTAACACCTATAGGGTTAGAGTAATAGCTGCTACTAGGGCTAAGAAGTACGTTACAACCCTTATGGGACGTAAGCGTTACTTGCCTGAGATAGCTTCTTCAGACTTTGGGTTGCGAGCAGGTGCCGAGCGCCAAGCATTCAACACACGTATCCAAGGCTCGGCTGCAGACATTATGAAGCTTGCTATGATTCGGGCACACGCTATGATTCCTAAGGAGGCTAAGTTGCTACTAACTGTGCACGATGAGTTAGTGACACTTACTCCCGAGCATCTCCAAGATGAAACTGAAAAAGCAATTAGAGAAGCTATGGAAGGCATTAACTTGTTGGATGTCCCGTTAATTGCTGACGTAAAGATTGTACAGAGATGGGGTGAGGCGAAGTGAGTTGGTTTAAGAAGAGAAAGAAAAAAGGTTACTACGTTGAGTATGAAACTGTAATTAACGATGTTCCTGTGTCTACATTGATTAGATGGTTCTTATACGACACCGATCTTATGGAGCCCAACAAAGTGGCTTCTCTAGTAGGGCTTAACCCTGTAAGTGACGAAGGCGATGAAAAAGAAGTTGAAGAGAGCGCCGATCGTTTAGAAGAAATGACGGAATTGATGCCCTATATTGCAGCGATGGCTGAGATTAGTGCCTCGGTTCTTACTGCGATACAATTAGAAGACATAGCAGAAGATAGACCAGAGGCAGCAGAAGAACTTAAAGAAGACATGGAATCAATGATTTCAATGTATAAGTTCGTAGCAATAGCAACTTTAGTAAGCGCTTTCTCGTCTGCTTTGAAGTTAGGTTTAATAACTAAAGAAGTTATTTCTGCAGATTTTAAAGATATGGAGGATTTTGATGAGCAGTAATTGGTGGGCAAATAAACTTGGTACCACTCCGGTACCGCAGCAACAGCCGCAACAACAACCGTATGTACCCCCAACAATAAACGTTGGGCAGCAGGGCACTCCACCTGTGCAGCAGACTTACACTCCCTCGCCTCGTTGTCCTGGATGTGGAAGTGGTAACTACGGCTCATCGGCAATGACTCCTGAGGCTAGAGCACGGTGTTATGATTGCGGTTATCCGATACAGCAATCAGGTAGTGGAGTAGGTAAAGGTATTCAAAGCGGTCAGTCATCTGGAGGGCCTGCAGCACCAGCACGTCAAGTAACTCCTGGCGGGTTTAATCCAACTACAATCATTGGACATATTTAATGGCAACAGCAGAGTTACTCAAAGTACTTAACGCAATTAATAAAAAGAGGGGGGCTGACACCGTAGTTTTAGGTTCAGAACTTATTGATGTTGCTGATCGATTTACTACAGGGTCAGTTGCTGTTGACGTTTCTCTTGGTGGCGGGTGGCCGGCAAATCAATGGCATGAGATTATTGGTGAGGCAAGCAACGGTAAAACCGCTCTTGCATTAAAGACCATTGCAGCAAATCAAAAGCGTGATCCAGAATTTACAACGGTATGGGTTGCAGCAGAAGAATGGGTACCGGCGTACGCGGAAATGTGCGGCGTTGATCCTTCACGTGTATACGTAGTTTCTACTAATATTATGGAGATGGCTTATGAAGCGGTTATTGAATTTGCTGAAAGTAAAACTGTGGATTGTATCGTTATCGATAGTCTTCCTGCCCTTGTCCCTTCATCTGAAGACGAAAAACAAATGGAAGAATCAACCGTCGGACGATCAGCGCTTTTAACTAACAAGTTTTTTCGCAAGGTAGGCAAAGCTTCTAAGCGCTCGCTTACCGAGGCAGAACGGCCATTCATTGGGATTGTTATTAACCAGTGGCGTTCAAAGATTGGCGTTATGTACGGTGACCCGCGCACCACTCCAGGCGGGTTGGGTAAGGACTACGCGTTCTTTACTCGTATGGAAGTGCGCCGTGATGAATGGATTGAGGCGGGTTCAGGACAAGAAAAGCGACGTATTGGTCAGTCAATTAAGGTACGAGTAATCAAGAACAAGTCAGCCCCTCCGTCACAGACCGCTGTGGTTGACTTTTATTTTGCGCCTGGTGGAGATATACCAGCAGGTGAGTTTGATTTTGCTAAAGAGATTGTGGCTATGGGCATTATCAATAAGGTAATTGTTAGGGCTGGTGCGTACTACAGGTACGCCGGTCGCCAGTGGCAGGGTAGTGATGCTATGCTTAACTCCATTCGGGAAGAGGTTGACTTAAAGGAGACCCTAGAGCGTGACGTTCTAGACTCTATAAAGGCCGGCTCTAAATATATAAATGAAGAGTGAAGGCCAGCGTCAATCAAGGAAGCATGAGGACCGACTAGCAAAGAAGGTTAACGGGCAGCGTACAGCTGCAAGTGGGGCCTTCTGGAGTCGTAAAGGCGATGTGCGGTCCACCGATTTATTAATCGAACATAAGTGGACTGGCAAAGCCTCCTTTACTGTCAAAGCGGCAGTTCTGGAAAAGATTATTAAGGAAGCAATCCTTGATAGTCGGACACCCGTCCTAGGTTTCAGCCTTAACAACGAGAACTATGTTGTATTAACTGAAGATGATTTTCTTGAACTGCGCCAGAACCTTCAGGAGTGTACTTGTACGAGCCCACAGGAAGTGCAGAAGAGTGGCGTTATGAAGCAAAATGTAGGGGACTAGACACAGAGCTTTGGTATCCACCAAGAGATAAAACTAAATATAAATCTATAGCGTTGGTTTCAAAAGCCGTATGCTATGGGCGTGACGGGTTACCTGAGTGCCCTGTTCGTAAACAGTGTCTGCTTTATTCGGATGCTATGGATGAACAGCATGGTATCTGGGGTGGGATGAGTCATAGAGAACGTAACGCTTTAAAGCGAAAAGCAAAGCGTGAAGGTCTAGACCTAAAACAATGGACAGAGACGAAGAAAGATTGGTAACCAGTGGAGTACAAACCAAGCGGTACGCTAAAGAAGTTTGTAGACGTGGCTAAGAAACCCACCCGAGTTATCGGGTCAGTAGAGCGTCACGTATTAGCAAAGCCAACTGACCAGAGTCGTCGAACAGATG